TGCACCCTCAGAGCCAGGAGCGGCGTTCTCGCTCACAAAGCCGACCGTGGTCTTGCTGTTGAGCGCCGGGATGGCAACGTCACCCTTGAGGCCCTGCATCATGCGAGCGCCCAGGCCAGAGATGACCAGGTTGGAGCGAAGCGCGTCGATGAACTCACCCGCCAGATGATCCTCGGGCACCAGGTTGGAGCCGTTGGCCGGGGAAGTCGTCAGAATGTCACGCTTGAAGATCGAAGTCGGAACGTAGAATCCGCGAGCCTCTTTCCCATAGTGACGGGCCAATTCCTGCGAGACCTCTGCCTCAAAGCCGTCGAGACGGCCCATCGCGGCGGAGCGAATCGCATTCATCAGCGAATACTGACGCTGCTCTTTCTCTGACATGTCAATCTCAGGAGCATCAAGCGGCTTGTCAGCGATCTTGTCCAGGAGAAGGCCGCGGAACTGAGCCAGGCCGAGGCCCTTGCGGATTGCATCGTCAGCGAGAGAGCGCTGGTTGTGACGAACGCCGAGATCGATGATCTCGCCGACTTCCTTCTGGTACGCAGAAAGTGCTTCCTGACGCACCGTATCTTTTGACTGTTCCATTTCGTTTACCTCCACGGTTGGAACTGTGCTTTCGGTTTCGGTTTCAGGTGAACTCTCGTGCGCCCGCCCCACACCGACTGACTGGTCGGCTGGGATTGAAACAATCGAGACTTCGAGCGGCTGCCATGAAGTTGCGCGGAACACATCCATGTTCCCTTCATCGCGGCCCATTTTAGTGACACGATATCCAATCGACACATTGCCACGGATACCATCCACCACATCATCGTAAACCTCGCTCGCCAGCGCGTTTCGACTAAAACGCACCACAGCACGGAGACGCCCGGCTTGCTCGTCGAGGGTTACAGATTCGACAACGCCGATCTGCCGCTCTGGATCGTGATCCATCAAAAGCGGCGCACGGCCTGAATTCATGAATTCCAGATCGACGCTGGCGCGGTTGTGGTCGAGGACTTCCTTACCATAGCCACGCTCGACCGGCATCTCGGAGCTCACCGACATGCGAACCCGGCGATCATCAACCGCTTCGGGCTCCATGGTCTCGGCTCGATGCAAAGTCTCTGTTTTCGAAAAACGCGAGACTTCTAGCTCCATTTCCTCGTCAGATTCTTCGTCGTCCTGGACTTCCTCGGGCATTACGTTAATGCCCTCAAACTCCATTCCTTTGCCGAACTTAATGAGGATCGCATCTTCGTCCTCAGTAATCTCGACAATGTGACGCTTGGTCTGCGCTTCATCAGAGCGCTCGCCAACAGCTTCCTCAAATTTCATCGGTTCCATATCGTGATCCGCCAACCACTGCATTGATTCTTCCATCGTATAACGATCGGCATCGAATCGCACACTTTGAATTTCGGATAACCGCTCGCCATTTTCCTCGAAGATACCATAAATGAAATCAATTCCATCGCCGCCAGCATTGGCATCTCGACGGAACATCTCATACTTGTCTGGGTCGTTAATCCGAGCGGCGTGCTCGTTTGGATATGGCCTTTCTTCGTCTTGCTTCATACGGTCCTCACTCGCCAGCGGATGGCCTTCAGGGAATAGATCGGTGTCATGCGGGCCGCCCTGAAAGCGATCGTTTCGCATGGCAAAAAGAAAAGAATTCACTCGCGCATAGGCCCACTGCTCAGGGCTCGAAACGCCAGGGCGAACAGACGCCGGATTGGTTTCATAAGCGCCAACGCCGCGCTTGAACACCTCGCGGAGCATTGAGATTGTCACCCGGCGCAGCTCGTCATCCCCGACTTCCTCATTGTGCTCATCGCGTTTGTTGGCCAGACCTTCCTCGACCTCATCGGATAACTGGCGGTCTTCCTTTCGACCCTCCTGCTTTTTGACAAGCTCAAGAATCACGTCTTTCATGCCCTGCTCGCCAAGCGTGCCAATAACGCCCCACTTCATCTGCGAGACAATGCCGCCCACGTTTGACATATTCGGCTCAAGATCGCCGCTCTCAAACTGGGCCCCGTTGTCGAAATGCCGAGCAGCCCAAGCCTCTCGCTCTTTGATCCAGTCCAAAACTTCCGGGTCTTCTGATCCATCGCGAGCCTGGCCCCAAAGCTCGAAAGCCTCGTTCCCGCGGATATTACCGCCAGCGCCCCAGATTTCCGTATTGAACTCCTTAATGTTCTCAGCAAAATCTCGGTCGAACTGAGGATATTCGCTGTTGCGAAGCGTGATTTTGAAATCATCGCCCTGAGACGGGAAATCAGTCGCCATCATTCGGCTCCTCTGGTGCCATATCGTTGAACGGCTCACCGGTCTGCAAATTAACCTTGGCCGGGCCGTATGGTCCCTGGCCACCACCGAACGGCTCATGCGCGAACTGCAATCCGTACTTCTCAGCGGTCTGCTTATCTTGAGCGATCGTCGCCATCAAGTCATCGAGATCGCGGCCATAATTGTTCGCCACATCCTGAAGCGAGATGATTCCGTTGTTAAGCGCAATGACGTTGGCGCTGATCTCTTTCTGAGGATCAACCCACTGAAACCCACGCGGGCGGAACATTGCCGCATCGGCGAACTTGTCGAATTTGCTGATCGGCAAATTGACCACGCCAATCGTCATCGCCCCCGATAGCCACTGGCGATAAACCGGAATCAGAAAGTGCTCGATCATGAAATGCTGAAGATAACGATAGAAATCGCGGTCTTCGATCGTGCCCTGGCGGATTGATGAGTACGAAGTTTGCGTCAGATCATTCGCCAGGGAATGGTAAGAGATGCCCAGACCGGAAGCGATGCCGCGCAGAATCGATTTCTCGAAGTCAGAGAAAGCCGAAGTCGGATGCTGCGGATCGAACTGCTGAAAATCCACGCCCTGCGGCAGCTGGTGAAAACTGCCGGGCTCGGCCTCCATGATCGGAATCTCGCCTTCATAGTCATCGGCCTGAAACCCATCGCCAGCGCGCGAGACAAAAAATCCCATCTTCGACGCCGCGGTCCGGGCTGCAACCAGCTCGGCCTCACGATATCCGTGGAGCATCTTCAAAGCGCTGATCGCGGTGCTCATCCACGGAACGCCGCGAGTCTGCTGCGCCCGCTCCGGGAGATAAAGATGCAAAACCTGCTCCGCCGGTATGCGCTGAGTACGCCGCGCATAGGTGCTGTATGTCACATCGCCTGGATGTTCGGTCAGCACATGATAGGCGACCGGCCGCCGATAGCGGTCCATCTCGACGCCCATGCGAATCTGATTCCCGTTCGGCAGCTTCTCGTTCTTTTCCTCATAGAGAACATCGGGCTCAAGAAACTCCAGGGCGAACCGATCGCGGTTCCCTTCGTAGTTGACCAGGCGAACCAGGCACTCACCATCTCGCGCCAGCGACTCCATCACCATCGCCTGAGCGTCGGCGAAAGAATAGCGACCATCGACCGTGCAATTCCCGGTACGCCCCCAGCGCTTCCATTCCTGTTCGATGATTCGATTGCCGATCTGGTCCATGCTGCCGTCAGCATTCACGGCCTTCACCTGGAGCGTCGCGCCACGCTCGCCGACCACGTTGGTCTTGAGTAGGTTGATATAACGCCGAGCGTATTCATTGTTCCTGGATAGCTCGCGGCACCGATCCCGCAGCGCTCTCAGACTATATCGTAGCTCGGCGTCAGCGGACTTCTGTGAAGTCACAAAGTCAGAAAAAAGACGCCCCGCATTCACACCATCATAGCCGCGCTTCTTAACCGGCTTCTGATTGCGCTTGAATATATCGAGCATTCCCATAACTTAGAATCTCACCTTGACCGTTGAAGGCACGGAGCGCCCCAGCTTGATATCTTCCTCACGCTTTAGCCGCGTGACCTCAGAGCGATAGTAATCGCGCCACTTCATTAAATCCTCGATGGCAATCTTCGTGAGAGTGCGGCCATTGATGGAATAATTCGCCACATCAGAATCAGCACGGCCTTCCAGGATGGACTCAATCTTCGAAACCATAACCTCGGCGTGTGTACGCGGGTCCTGGTTAAGAGAATCGAAGTCGGTTTTGATAGTCAGTCGGCCTTGCCCGACCGTGATTCTCGCCGAATCTCTGTCGCGAGTGATATACGCTTGCCAGCCGTACTCGCCAAAATCCGTGAGCGCCAGCGCGGTTGCTGAATCAATTTCCGCATAAAAACCGCCAGCATCCTTGCTGGCCGTGATTTCGAAATTGTTGCCGCTCTCTGAAGACTGCTTGATCGACTGAAACGAATAGGAGAGAGAGAAAGAGTCGGTCGGATAATTTACGGCGAGATCATCGCGCCGCCAGATAACAAGATCGCCAGCAATGATTTCGGTCGGCTCACCCTGTGGCGCGGATGCGGTGTCAAATGCGTTCGCCATTAAACTCTCCAATTATTCACAAAGCCGCCAGGCCGCTTTCTCTGCATTCTTCGCCGCACGTCCTGCGTCTGCTCGCCGGATTCAGTTTTCTCGGATTTAGATTGTGCCAGCATTTTATCCGCTATTGTATTGACATTGATACCAGATATCGACAGTGCAGCCAAAGCATAGCATCGAACGTCCAGCGCTTCATTTCGGGCCCGCTTTTTCACCCACTGCCGTTTGGCATGACCTCGAACGTATCGAGTGACACGGCGCTCGGCTGTTAGCTGCTCGAAATATTCGTCTGGGCGGTCTATCGGGAAGTGACAGTAACCAGGCCCCGGATCGGTGATCCGTAGATGACCAAAAACCGCTTCCTTGGCCGTATCCGATCCGACCGGGAAAAGATGAATTTTGCCGATGTTGTTCCTGGATGGCCTTCCGACAAGCGGCTTCCCTTCACCGCCAATGCCCTTGATGCCGAAAACCCGACGCCCTTCTCGCGCCTTGATATATCGATAAGTCGCCTGGGTATGATGGCCGCCGGTGTCGATGGCCGTAGACCGGATGTTCAGAAGCCGACCGTCATGCGTTTCGTACTCTGCGAACAGCACCGAGTCTAAATGCTCCCAGACCGCCGGACTCGACGGATCGCCTTGGAGCGTTTGGTAGTCCACGCTCCATTGCTCCAAGTCGCGACCAACACCAAGAATCTCAACCTCCAGACGATCATCCTGAACGTCAACACCAGCCACCAGCACCGCAACCTGTTCAGGCACTTTGTCGCCCCAGTCCTCAGCCCTTTGCTTAATGACATGTTCCTCGACCCCCTCTCCCTGTTCTTCCCATGTTTCAGCGAGTGATACGTTTACAAAAGTTTGCAAGTCATTTGTGTGTTTTTTATCCAAGAAGCTCTGAGCGATATCTCCGAGCTTCCTGAAACAGCTATACATCTCGTTCAGGTGGTAGCTGGCGTGACCGGTGAATTCATCGGTTGCCACCCACTCACCCTTTCGGATGGCCGCAATCCTCTCGCCGTCATTCCACAAAACGCCGCACGAACCGCAAGCGTATTTCGCGGTTTCCGGCTTGCCTTCATCCCAAATCACGTTGGACCAGCGAAGCGTCTGGCTTTCACCGCAATGCGGGCAAGGAACATGAAAGTAACGGCGATCGCCATCCTCGAAGGCCGATTCGATCCAGCTCGCCCCTTTTATCGTCGGGGTGCTGATTTCCAGCAGCTTGCGCCGATCGCCAAACGTCGCCGCTCGCTGCCAAAGCAAGGAAACCGGATGCCCTTCGGTGCTTTTGTCATAACCGTCCACTTCATCGCAGACGATGAACGGAGCGCTCCGCCCGCGCATCGTCTTCGGCGACCCGGACCAGGAGAACATCAGGAACCCGCCAGGATAAGATTTCATGCGCTGGTTATTCACGCCTTCCCGGCCTCTCGGCTTCGCGATGAGCCGCTGAAGCTCGTCATCTGACGCGACCAGCGGGTTGAACTTCGTCTCCAGCCAAGTGCCAAGATCGCCCTGGCTTGGCTGCATCATGATCTGAGACTGCGGGTCTTGGCCGATCTTAAAAACCTGGGCGCAAAGCGCCATAGTAGTCTTTCCGACCTGGGCCGACCACATGAGCGTGATCCGATTGCAAAACGGGTTGGCCGTCATGTCCAAAGGCTCACGCTGGTACGGCGCGTGATCGAATCGAATAAGGCCCGGCACGGCGTTGCCGATCGGGATGCGGATGTTTTGCTCGGCCCACTCGGACGGCTTGAGATTCGGCGGCGGCTGCAAATGATGCGCCGCGTTATTGATAGCCTTCCTCAATCCCTCAGTGTTACGAAACTTCTCAACGAACTGGTCACTCGTCATCGCCAACATCCTCGTCATGGATATCGAACTCATCCATGGCCTCAAGCGCCAGATCAATTTCCTCCAGCACGACTTCCTTGATACGAGTCTCACTGGTTTCGCCAATGAGCGTCGTGCTAACGCGGCTGGGCACGTTGCGAATGTTGGTCTTCACTTCGGCAAAAGTATTGGCCAGAGCTCGCTCTAGTTGTTTGAGCGGCACCACCTCGCCTTTGACCTTGGCGAGCTCTAGCTCGACCTTGGCGGTATCGGCGGCCAGCTTCCGGCGTTTGAGCTCAGACTCGTCCGCCAAGGTGTCGCCCGCAACATCTTCGACCGCTCGCTTTTTGAGCCACTCGGAAACCTCGGCGGTATTGATCTGCCAAGCGATTCCCTTGCCGCCGCGGTCCAAAACCGGGCACCCGCGCCGAATCCACTCGTTGACGGTGCTTTCAGCGACGCCAAAAATCTGGGCGATTTCCCGCTTGCCGACAGTTTGTCCTCTATACTTTCTGGGCATTTGTTACCTTTCGAAACATAGCGAGCCTGACTTTCGCATTGCTCGCACA